GCGCAGGTCGAGCGCGTGTAAAAGATTACAAGTAATACCAGCTTGTCGGAGCTTTGCAGCGGCGGTTGCGAGAGCACCAAAAGTGAAACAGAGATGGTACTCAACCCCACCCAGAGTAATGGTTACTTTGGGTAGGGTCGGATCAATCGCAGGGTTCTTGGCTACTTTAGACATTCAGATTATGCCCCTTCAGTAAATACCCACGCACCGTCAATTTCCAGAGTGCAAGTAAAATCAGGCTGCTTACTCAGACTCAAATCAAACCCACCAGACTCAGTAACAATCGCAGAGAAGGCAATTAGATCACCTGTGGTCGTTTGAGTAGCAGTGTTGACTGGAAGCTGAATCTTGAAGTCATAGCATTGCCCCGTTGTTCCGGCTGCAACTACCGCAGCTTGCCCAGGATCATTGCTGACGCGAAGCGTGGTGACCGTGACGGTACCATAGTCAGCAATCGTTCCGAGCTTGCGCTTTACGGCTGCGACGAAGGTGGTTACATCGGTTGTAGCTACCTTAACTCCGCTAACTTTTGCGTCAGTGATAGAGCCGAGAGGTAGGAATGTTTCGGTTCCGGTTGCGCCAGTAACACCACCAATTGATATGACGGTGCCAACGGCAGTTGCTTGTGCTTTCGTAGTGGCATTACTCATTGTTAATACTCCTGTTGCGTTTTGAAATACCCTCTATAAGAGGGCTGACTAGTTATTTTGCTTATTGCAGACCGTCGTATAGGTAGAATTCAGCTACGGCCCTATACTGGAGCAGGTCATCCGCAAAGAAATCTTGGGGCATGAGGTACTGAATTGATGTGTTACCCGATGTGTAGCCAGAGAGTGCTTTGACTACTGCATAACGAAGACTGATAGCATCGTTGTATGTGCTACCCCAGCAATTGACCTCTATGCGATACCGTTGGACTCCCATGCTGTCCATTGTTGGTGTGTTGGAACCTCCTACAAACTTGTAATCGAGGGCCGGGAGTGTAGGATCGGTGGGCAATAAAAGGGGATATATGCGACCGGCACAGATTGCTGATATTGTCTCGGAAGATGTAAGAGCGATGTATAGGATTGTTTCGACCATTACTCTTTACCCTCAAGCTCATAGCACATCAATATAAGTTCCCGGTTGGCTTGCTTTGTATTTAGGGGGGCAATGATCTCGTAAGTGTGAACTATGCCAGTTGTTGCTTCCACATAGACGATGCGCATACTCGAATTGATGACTACGGAAGATGTCCAGCGACAGGTGATCCGGTGTGTGACCTTCGACATAAACTCAGCAGTCGAATAGAGAAGCTGTGAAGCCTGAATGTCGATGCTTGCCCACGCGGTATAGACCGTCGTCCACGTTTGAAGTTCCTGGCCGAACGAGTCCTGTGTCGTGGTCTGCAACTGAATCTGGATACGGCGATTGAGCTTTCCCGATTGCATATTGGTTAGCTCCGGTAGTCCAAGCAGTCGAACTTATACATATTGAGCAGTGCAGTTACGCCGAGTGGGATATTTTTTAAGTTGAGTTCTGATACGTCTTCTCTGTGCTCATACCAATGAGAGACAAGCAACAGAATCGCTAGCACAATAGGCTGGGGGCATTTCCCTATGCTGTAATTGACCGTGTAAGTCAACCCTGCGAATGCAGATGAAAAGGTCAACACACCACCGGCGAACGTGTATGAGACACTTGCACCGCTGCTATTGAGCACCGATGTAATACCTGTTACTGGCGAGTGTTTTGGCATGTGGGTATAGGGTGCGGATGCCGGGACTGTGAAAGTCTCGGACATGCTTTGCACATAAGACCCAGAGGTGTAGCCAATGCGGATTGATCCGGGTAGATATTGCTGCGTGTACGGCCAGAACATATTTTCAGACGGAACTAACCTGGCTGGTTCGCTGACATAATCCACATAATAGGAAGATGGTGAGAGTGTTTGGAGTGTGGCCGTCAAATCAAGATAGGTAACACTATCCACGGAGATGCAAGTCGGCTTGGGTAGCCTGATTGCAAAGTAATCCCATGCCGAGCCAAAGAATGGCCAGTCGTACCGCTCTTCCGGTGCCAGAGATGTTTTAAACTTGGGTAATGGGAAGTGATCTAGGGATAGTTCCCATTGCTGCGTAAAGAAAGCTCGCCTCGTGTATTTTTCGCAATACTCACGCGCAGCGGTGACATACACAGCGAATAGTGCATCATCGTCGGAATAATCCACCCTTGCCTGCAACTTAGCTTGAGCAAGAGTGACTGGCTCTACAATAGGCGGAGTGATTAGCTTGTAACTGAGCAGCATGGACTACCTTATAAACACAGATGGAGTAGGAGTACGTGGGGAGAGTTTGATCCCTCCCCACTTAGACTTAGGTCGAGTTACTTGATGGTGATTCCGATTATGGGATGGGTACCAGCATCTGTTACCTTGCCACCGACACGGGCGAATCCAACAAAGCCAGTCTCGTATCCAGCAGCGAACAGTTCGTTCAGCCTTAGAATTCCAAGTCCGGGGTTTTGCTGACGGAAGGTATAACCTTCTTTGAAGTCACCAAACATGACGGCCATATTGCCAGTAGCGACAGCAGGAAGCTGTGTTACGAGCTTGACAGGCTTGCCAAGAATGGTTCCAACAAATCCATTAGCAGCGTTGCCATAATCAGGCAGGAACAATGGACGGTTGTTGGTATCCGACAGTCCGATTATGTAACCGAGAGTAGCGTTACTGACTGCCCAAACAGCGTTCATTTGATATGCAGGGTCCAGTGTTCCAATCGCAGTAGCGAAGTCGGTATAACCGAGTTTGTTTGTTACTGCGGAGGTGAATCCAGTGCTTGCATACCCAGTTGTCAGTGAATCTACTGCACCAGAGTCGCCAGCTAGAATGAGGCTGGAAGCTCCACGGTAGAACCGCTTGCCGAACTTGTCACGGATGAATGACTCAAGATCGAAGCCAGCATCGGTGAGCAATCCGTTGTCAATGCGAACCACACCAGTTGTGAAGTTGTCCACATTGAGGGTTGCGCCAGACAGGGATGGGTCAGTCTCAGCAGCATTCGTGCCCACAGTGACCGAAGCCAAGGTGTTGCTTGTGTCATTGTCAAACACCAACTTGATTGGGTTACCATGATCCGTACGCATCACGTTGACTATGTCGTAGATTTCTCCATAGGACTTCTGGGCCTCAATAACTTGTGGCGAGAAGAGGATAGGAATAGCTACGCCAGAGCCAGCGACTGTAAGATCACGAGTTTCTACCTTACCCGTTGCTAGGTAATTGCGGAAGGATGCCTTTACATGAGCGTTGCGTACTTCTATGCGCTCTTCAGGATCATTCGACTCACCGGGATTCGGACGGGAGTAGTTGCTTGCAGCATTTCGCTGCTCAGTGTTGAACTGCTCGACTGCTTTGATACGGTTGATGTCCGCATCAATGGTTGTCACTTCCGCCAGCATTGCATCAAACTGACTGCGCTGCTCTGCGGTAATTTCTGCACCCGCCGTGAGGGCTGTCGCATCGGCCCAGACTTTGTTGCGCTTTTCGGTTAATTGATTCAGGTTCATAGTTCTTTTCCTTGTGTAATTGAGTGATTGTCGGAACCGAGCCACGGCGGGTGACACGTTCGGACAGCAGAGTTAGCGTGGCGATTGAACGCAGCCGACTAGCGGCACGTTACTTCTGCGTGGTGCAAACTTGATTGGTTATTTGCCGTACTTGGAAAGCTGGAGATTCATTTCCATTCGGCGACGCACTGAGTTCCCCACGAACTTAGAGCGATTCTGATTCTGGTTGTAGCAGCGGCATGTTTCATCGGTGCAATCATCGTTGGAACAGAGATTGCAGGTTCCTGCGAGACACTGGGCGCAGTCACACTCGCAGCACATCTCGACTGGATCGTCACCGTCATTCACTGAACGTGCTGTGATCTTGGACCGGAGTTCCATTGGCATCGTAGATGGAAGACTACGAGCTTGTGCGGTAGTTGCTGAATAGGCCGGATACGTCACGGGGCTTATATCGAGCAAGTTGTCAAACTCAAGAATGCGTCTGCTAATTGTTCCATCTGCGTTGTCTGTCCACTGGTCACGCTTGCAGATAAAGCCAAACGATGAACCAGTGACATCCTTACGACGCATGGATATAAGCAGGTCACGAGCGATGGTCGTATCTGGTGGATTGATGACGTAAGCAAGTCCACGAGCATCAACATTCAGACTTAATGTGGTTGCTGTAGTGCGACCGAGTACACAGTCGGCGTTGTGATTCCATAAAGCGCGAACGTCGGGATTACTTGCTAGAACGCTATCGAATGCATGAGGATCAATAAGCTCCGTCCATCCACCAAGATCGTCAGATGGTGTATCGAAGAGAGCTGCATAACCGGAAATGGTTGGTGTCTCACCCTCCGGCGATATACGGAACTCGTGCGAGATGTAACGTCGTTCTGTTTTATTCATGTTGAGTTTCCTTTATAGCGATAGCAGCACCAGCTTCACGGAAGATGCCAATGTGAATGGATCGAATAGCTTTAGAGAGTTCGGCTCCTGTGATCTGGTCACGAGTCTCAGTAGTCCATTCGGTTGCACGCGCAGAGAGACCTTTTATGTAGTCGTGTGTCACTTTGCCACTGGGTTCCCATGTATCGGGGAGCCGGAACT